AGCGCAACAAACAGCCTCCTGGTATCCGGCCAACTTCTTGGCCTGATCCGGCGATATGTTCTTCGACATGTCGGGCTGTTTGTCGCCCTCTTTGGCGGCCGGTCCAACCATCGCCAATGCGGCAACGCCGACCTCTGCCAAGTCAGACGATCTGACCCTACGAACGCGGATCAGGAAGCCACTGGCCTCTATTTCTGACACCGAACTGTCGGCGATTGCTTTAAGGATTCTCATAGGGGGATTGCTCCTAATTGTTGACGGCTGTGGAATGGCCATTGGTGATTGAAATCTTCAAGCCCTCATCAGTGCCGTCGCTTTCGCCCTGCAAGACCACTGACTGCGTGATGACACCGGCACCGCTGATGGGGTCGGATGCGCTCGATATGTAGGCGTTTTGAATAACGAATTCAATCGATAGGGCGCCACTGGTGAAGGTTATGGTCGCGTCTGCCTGGGTGTCGGCGTGGAGATCGGTATATAGCACATCTGAGGCATCCACAACCACGGACGCCTCGACGGTCGAAAAGTCCGATCGCAGTGGTTCAGCCGTCAGTTTCGATCCCAAGAATTGCCGCCGGGAGATGTTGTTGTTCAGGGTCAGACTGAATGATGACAGGCTATACGCATTTCCGGCGATGCTCATGGTTCCTGCATGGTGGTGCAAGACCGTTGTTCCAGTTCCATATGAAGGCGTGCCCGCGCTCCCACGTGTGGACGCTGTTTCTCCGATGAAGTCCAAAGCCAGGGTCATTTCTGATCCGGCGCTGCATTCAAAGGTGGCGCTGTTGATCACCATGCCCTCATAGACCTCGCTCTGGCCACTGTTCCCGCGTATCTCCTCAACGGTCAAACTGGGGAGGGTCGATGCAAGCGTGTATGTGTGCGTGTACGGATCCGATCCGGTGGTAGCCACTGCACCAAGGGCGTGCTTCACGAGCAGGCCCATTGAGTCGAAAGAGGCCAACACGGTCACCGAACCACCCGCCTCTTCGGACCCAGTGAAATGTGTCCGTCGCATGGCCGAAGATGTGGAAGCCTTCAGAGATGCCGTTGGCGATCTGGTAACGGATCGATTCAGCGCGGTGGATACGCAACCGAGCCAATTGGTACGACTCACCGCCGTGCCCCAAGTTGACGAACCCTCGGCACCAAAGCCGATGACTGTATTGATTCCTGAATATGTGGCCATGGTTGCCCCTTATGACTCGTTTACGTTTTTGACTTTCAATAAAATGCGTGGGTTGACGACTCGCCCACTGGTCAACTTCACTGTCGCCGAAACCGTGTAGTCCCTGCCATCGGTGCCCGCCTGCAACTGCAGCCTAACCAATGCGGGATGGTAAAACCTCGTTTGCGTTTCGTCATACACCCCAGTTTCATCGCTTACGCCGTAGAACACCTGAAACGCAACCGAATCTATTTCCTCGCCAAAGTTGGACCCGCCGAATTGGACGGGGCGCTTTATCAGATATGAAGAGAAATCCAACCATGCAAAGACCGTTTCGGCGGTGCCCTTCGTTATGACGTTCTGCGGTTGCGTTGCGCCGGGGCTATTTGGTGAGACCGTGAACACGTTCTGGCGCGGCACGGATATGGGATCCATAGTGCCTGTTTTGGCACTGCTGGCGGTGAACGAACCAGAGGCGGCCGCCGCGCCCGCGTTCCCCCAATAGATCCAGATCAGGCACATGGAGTCTGCGTCGGGCGGGGTATAACCATCGACCTCGATCACACCAGCCTTAGATGCGTGGGTCCATGTCGCCAATTGGTACGCCAGAACATTTCGGCCATCGGCGTCGGTGACTCGGATGTCGTTACCGCTGCTCAACACATCATCCCAAAAGGGGTGGTCCGTGGGAATCACAAAGCTGATGTCGATCGGCGAGGCCCCCGACAGGTTGTTAATCGCCACCGGCGCCCGAAATCTCCACGATGTGTCGTACCAACTCATGATCCCGCCGTCTCAGAATACAGCATGCGCAATTGTAGCACGGCAACACCCAAGCCGGGGCTATCGAACGCTTCGCCGTCGTAGGTCGTGCCGTTAACTTCCAGGTCATCGATTGCACCCGCCAACGTCCGGTCTGCCTCGAGCGCCAACATGACATCGTTTTGGGCGTCCAATGTGGCCAAGTGGATGTCTTCGGAGTCTGCGCTGTTGCAGCCCACCCACATTTCGATCTGTGCCGTCATGGTGCGGCTGTACTTGCTTAGAAGGGTGCGCCCTGGCGTCTGTGATGTGGTGGTCGAGATTGCCCACAGGTACGCCGCTGGTAGCCTGTCAGGGCTGAACTTGCCGCCGATCTTGATCTGGTCCGTGCCTGACAGATCGTGAGTATAGGATCCGGTGGCGTCGATGTTGGCCAATTTCGCTTTTATTTGGTTCAAGATGGCGCGTTCTTTGGGCATCAATCACCGCCCGTGATTGGTACACGAGATGAATCCAGCACCAACGAACGCATGACCGGCAAGAACACGCCAGGAGCGTCGGACCTGACCTTGTCCATGGCTTTTCCCATGTAGTGCTTGCCCTTGATTTTGACTGATGACTTCAGCACGTACCAGGGTTCACCCGTCGAATTCTTGATCAAAACCATGCCCTCTTTGTCGCCCGATTTCGACATGATGAGCGTGAACAACCCTTTGCCCGTGGTGCGCAGGGGTGGCGGGTAGCGGTCAACACCCGCGCCAGTAAGTGCCGGTGGTAGTGGGATCCTCAACATCTTGCCCGGCTTCGCCTTGACCTCTCCGCCGAACTCTTGGATGCCTGCATATTTCACGGTACCGCCTCGTGACGGACCGCCCGCCCGTAGCTTTACGTTCAGCGTGCCGCCTGTCAGGTCGGCCGAACCCGCCAACGATGAGCGCAGTCGCCCTGTACGGACGCTCAACAGGGTGGTGGTGTTCAGCTTGGCGTACCGCTCCGCCTTCAGAGAGAGACGGGTTGCAGAGCGCAGCAGGCCCTTTAACAGACCGCGTTTGCCCAACTCTTCCATCCGTTGCGCGAACTCGTCGACGGTTTCGATCTTTTCAGCCAATCCAATCACCCGCGAGTCGATAGGGGCGAAGGGCTGCCTTGACCTCTGGTAACAATGACAGTGGCAAGGGCGAAGCAGACCCGCCCGCCTTGGATACAGACGAATCACCGATTGAATCACGGTGGCGCCACAGATGCGCCACCTGCAAACCGCAGGCGTGTTTGATGTCGGCGGGTACGGTTGCGAACCCCGCCACGTATGTGGCCTTAATTGCACGTCCACCCGTGCCCCATGCGGTGTGATTGCCGCTACTCTTGGCGATAACAAGGCCGAAGTCGCCGATAACGTCGTAATCAGACGATGAAACAAGGTCACCGGACCCATATTCGCGCCCGGAATCGTCATAGATCGACGTTACGGACGTCACGGGCCACACAGGCAAGCGCAACGAATAGCCGCCCGGCCCTTCGAGATAGTGGACATATGTTGCCGATTCCATGGTAGCCACGCCGGTTTCGGCCGGGAAACTGCAATAAGACCCAAAAAGCGCCCCGACACGGGCCACCATTGTATCAATTGTGGTGTCTTCGGCGGTGCCGGTAAGACCGCGAAGATAAACCCTGGCTTCGGCAGCAGTGATCAAAGCCATTTTAATCCTCTTTTTTCTTCGCTTTCGCCTTCTTTTTAGCCGGTTTCAACCATGATGGTGGCGCGGTATCGGCGCCGGGGTAGCCATCTGGCACATCCCGCGCCTCATCAGGCGACCAGTGGATGCCAATGGGCCACTCACCCGTTCCGGTTGAAACGTATTTCATACCTCGGCCATCCTTGCCTCGATGGCCTCGATGGCTGACTTGCGGGTCTTGCCGTTCAACTCAGCGTTGCGAAGGTCGACCAGCAGGCCGTCAAGAAGACCAGACGCAAGAGCCTTTTTCAGCTTGGATATCGACCCGTCCAAAGCGGACAGATCGGCGGCCTTGTTTTTGACCATGCGATCCGACGCGGCAGGTTGTGAACCCACAACCGAGAACACCGATCCGAATTGCTTCAGCAGATACTTGGCCACGTCCGCATCAACCTCACGGACCTCGCCCGCATACCAACGCTTCACTTCCGCAGAAGCATAGCTATTGGTGTGGGCGAAGCCTTTGAATTTGAGTTTCATTATAGGTTGTAAGACCAGTGCGCGTTCTTCTTCGTGGCCGAGTCGAGATGGTAGAAAACGGCCCGTTTGGTAGCTACAAGGTCGATTACGCCGTTTCGGATGTTCTTGTCCAACTCGACGGTGGTTGCTTTGTAGTTGCCCATGAAGAAGCGCGATCGGTTGAGCAGAAGGAATCCGGTTTTTGTCGTTGTGACGTTGTCATACATGCCATCTGCCGCCATGTCGGATGTGACAAACTCGCTGACCACGATGGGCACACCGCCCAATCGGGCCAACTCACCGCTAACCAGTGGTGATGCGATCCCGTATTTCTCCAACCCGGTAACCTCCGTGAATCCAAGCATCGTGCTCAAGTAATACTCGGGCGAAACGATGCAGACCAAATCCCCGGCAACGCCGTGGGGGCTGTCAAGGTTAGAGCGTGCTGTCAGGAAACCGGCATAGGTAGCGGCACCCGATTGGTCAGTCGTGCAAGACACGTCTGCCGCTCTGGCACGCAGTCCGGTAAAGCCATGGCGATGGTCAGGACCAACAGCGCCCACTGTCCAGCGAGAACGCGGGTTCCAGTTGGCGATATCGTCTTGATGGGATGCGGCACCGTCGCCATTGATGATGGCATCCTCGATCCCGTCTACCATTGACGCGACAAGAGAAGCCCTAACGGTTCCGATGAGAGGTATGACGCTATCTTCAACAGCGTCCTCATCAATTTGGATTCGTGTGGCGAACGAGTCGCAACTGATAGAGCGTTGGGCTGTGGTGTCGGTCGTCGCCGTGTAATTGCTGGGGTCATCGCTGGTCGGCACGCTCTTAAGGTAGGGCGTGGTCGCAAGCGTGATGAACGGCAAGCGCAGTTCTTTGGATGTCATGTTGACCGATTGAAACAGGGCCTCGACACGGCGAGCCGCATAGAAGTCGCTTGCAAGGTCGGTGGAAACAACGTCGGGCACCCATTCGGCACCGATACCCGATGAGTCAGCGAAGATTCGTTTGATTGAATCAGGCGCCGTCTTCATGTGGAAGTCGATCTGGGCGTTGGTCTGGGGGCTGTGTCCGCGCTTCGTCAACATCTTGACGAACGTGCGTTGCTCCATCAGTCGCTTCATCTCACGTTGCCAGTCGCAAACCGTGTTGGAGTCGTCCAACAAGCCCGGAAGTGTCACACCATCAGAGCGTGTTTCAGATGTCCATCGCACTTTGTTGCCGTCGATGTATTTGGCCACTTCGTTTTCAGCGTTGATCGCCGTCGTGGTCATCTTGGCGCGTGCTTCCAACTCGCCCAATCGCTTTTGTGCAGCGGTCAGATCGGAGATCTTCTGCTCCATCTGCTCTTTCAGGTCACGGTTGGAATCAACCAATTCCTTTTGGCGAGCGTGGATGTCGTTGATGGTTTTCTTGGCACCTTCGGCGGTGCTTAGATCTGGCTTGCTGTCTTGGATGAAGTCCATTTTGGTCCCTCCCATGGGATTTAATATAAATAATGCAAATTCCTCTAATTTGTCAACAACTCAAAAAACGATTGTGGCGCGTCCGTCCCTTCAGGCTTCCAATCAGCCGCCAATGACCCGACCTCGGCTCTGATTGCATCGTCGGTGGTCAGGAGCTTCAATAACTCATCCCGCACATCGACCGGCGCAGGTGCCGCCCGCATTGCTGTCGCGTGTGGATTGGCCGGGATGGGCACCGCGCTAATTTCCAGCAGTTGGTTGGGCGTGTTCATGCCATACACCAGGCCCGAATCGCCGTGCCAGGGGTGGTCGGCGTCCAATGTGGACCGTTGGACCGAATCGCCGGGGCTGAACCCGACCGAAACGGCGGACAAAAAGCCCTCTCTGAACTGATGGGCGACGGTTTTACCCAGTGGATTCGCTTCGTTATCATCCCATTTGATGGATGCAACCAAGGTTGTGCCGTCCAACTCGACCGATACGGCACGGCCCACGGGCGGTGTGCTGTAATCGTGCGCCCAAATGACCACGGGACAGTTTTTGTAGTGGGACAGGTCCCAACTGGGGGCCACCACATCGTTCATTCGGTCCACATCTGGGGTCGATGCAGTTACCGTGGTGGTGCCGTCGTCGCCGGTTTCGGCCTTCATCATGATTCGTTTGCAATGTTTCATCGTTTCAATCTCCAAAATACGGAATGACTGTACACCGACAATTTATGTCGTCCTCGGCAGCGCCCAATTGACCGGGGCCTGGGCCTGAATTGCCAAGGCCGCTGGTGAAGTCCTGCCCGACTTGAACACGTTGTTCGGCCAACTCAGGATCGGACGGATGGCGCTCGCCTTCGGCCGCCGTGAGCCATTCGACCTCCATGTCTATGCCACTGTCGGCCGCGCCCGCATAGGCCACCAAAGCGCCAGCATTTACCGAACGTGTCGTCTCTGTTCTGGCGATGGTTAAAGCGCGGGCTGCGCTGAATCCGGGAGATGTCAGCAGGTCCTCTTTGATCTGTTGGATCAATGCCTGCATTTGGCCGATGGTGGCGCCTTGTTCCAGACCCGCCTTTACGATCGTGCGGATTTGTTTTACTGATGCGGTTTCGGTGGTGACGACCAGCGAACCCAATAACCGCTCGACCTCTTGGTTTTTTCGGATCGGGTCGAACCTCAGATCAGCGTCGGGCACCATCTTGACCGCTTCACGGAATCCAGCCGCCAAGGTGCGCTGTATGTCCTTGCGTGCCGCCGCCGACAGCGCCGCCATCTCTTCGGAGGCGTCTATCAGTTTGGCCCACTCGGTGTCGCCAAGATCTCGCTTGATGGATTTCTGGCCTTCAAACATCTTCTCCAACCGTTCGCCCGTTCTCTTTGCTCGTGCCCGCAACTCGCGCCTCATCGTCAAGGCTAAGGCCCTCTCCCTTGGCCCATGTGCCTTGTCGATGAAGCCGCGCCACAGTGCAACCCGCTCTGATTCCGTGACTGGTGGTTTGTACGTCTCCCCTGCCCCAATGAATAGCTGACGGATCCCGCCGATGCCTTCGTTGACCTCTTCAGGCTCGTCGGCTTCGGGTTCCGGTTCGATGATGTTTTCGGGAAGGTCTATGCCCTCCATCTCGGCCGCCTGGCGCAGTGACAGGCCCATCGCCCACCACGAATTGACGCGGTTTACCTGCTCTGTCTTCGACTCTCCAAGGGCTTCCACGCCCGAAAAATCATGCCAAACATGGAGCGTAGGATCGCCCCATTGACGTGCAAGCCTGGTTAGCTCGCCGTCGAGGATGGCCGCCCGGTGTCGCAAGCCCTCCCAAAACGTCTTGGCCTGTTGGCGGGATGTCGCAAAATTCGCAGTGGGCAAACCCAAAATTGTGGGAGGCACGCCGAACACTGCCATAGTGCTCGATCGCACCCAATCTCTTTGGGCTTGGAATTCCATATCGCGAGGGCTGAACGAAAGGGCTTGATACTTGGCGGCGCCACCCAAGAACAGAGCCGACGATTTGCCGGTCAACTGCCGATCGTAGGCTTCGCGCATGATCTTTACCTGCGCAGATGACCAGATGTCGCCCTCTGTTGCAGGGCTGAAAACACCAGTGGGGCGACCCCGTTTCGCCGTCTCCGCTGACATAGAAGACGCCGCAAGATCGGCGCTGAGATCATGGTGTAGCGTTTGGATGGATGACACGCCGTACAACGACGACGGATCGGCGCTCCATGATGTCGATCGAAAGTGCAACACGCGCTCGTGGTCATAACTGATCTCTCGTCCTGAATCGTATATGTAGTGGGACACCTGGCCATCGGCCCATGGTAC